TCTGTGCCCCCCTTTCATGTGACGAAGATCACCCCCATTTTCGTCAAATAGTGTCACGTATCACAGCATATTGCTTGACAATGTAAGTCACCTGTGGTAGGTCGGCGGTAGGCTACATTAATAGGCACTACTATTGTTAGGACAATAGCAGTGCCTATGTCAGGACATTTGTTTGTGTGGTCTAGTTCACGTGCGGATAACTTGACTCGCGAAGAACTGTGGTGCATTATTAATACATGAACGGGGCGGTGATGGGCCGCACGGAATGGAAGGAACTGAGATGCGAGAGATTACAATTCTCCCGGATGAGCAATACGGGGGACACTGGATTGAAACTGAGACGCGGACTTATTATTTCTCACAGGGGACTACACTTGCACAAGTGTTTGACATGATGGAGGATGAAGACAATGTGGGAAATCATTAATGGCGAATACATTTGGATCGACAAGGAAATGGGATGGCAGGAGAATGAACGACGCAATTCTGTTGGCAATGATAAAGTTTGTTCTTGTGGTGACGTGCGGCGTCATGGTGATCGGCTTAGTGCGTGCGGGGTTGCTGTCGGTGTCGCTGGGGGTATGATTGCGGCTAAGGCCGTGCCTCGGGTTGGGAGTTGGTTGCTGTGGATTGCGGGTCTCGCTTTTATTGCAATGGTTATATTGTAACTGTCCCTAAAGGCTTTAGGGTTAGGCGATATGACAACAAGCTAAATTACCGAACACACAATGTTCTGCGGTATCCCACAAAATATAGAGATTCGTTCTTTTTCTGCATGATGCGTTCCACAGAAAAGGTTTGGGTGCGCATAACAGAGTCCGAGATTGTTGCAATGAACAACCGTTTAGGAAATCCTAAGCACATGCACTTTCCAGTAACAACACCAATTGAAAATATTGTGTGCGAAATGCTTACTAGGAGAGATGCGTTGGTGGTCATTGATGACAATTCCCAAAGCATTGAGCAGACACTATTTTAGATTCCCGGCTGGGCGGGTAATACCAGAACTGAATTGAATTGAAAGTAGCTATACGAAAGGAAAAGATCATGGCTATTGTTTACTCCTCTCTCTCTGACGACTTTGCCGGCAAGAAGGCTTTCTTCACTGCTCAGAATTCTGCTGTTTCTTTCAAGGAACTGCGCGGCAAGAAGATCGAGATTAGGGATATTGTCATCACTGAGTATGACGTGGTTGACACGGACACTGGTGAGGTTGAGACCCGTCGGGCTATCACGGTGATTGACAAGGATGGAAACGCTTACGGCACTTCGTCTCAGACGGTTGTTGCTCAGATTCAGCGGCTTGTGGATATTCTGGGTGACGTTAAGTCGTGGCCGGAGCCGGTGGCTGTTGAGATTGGGTCTGCTAAGTCTGGGCGTGGTCGTGAGTACACGACGGTGACGCTGGCCTGACGGACGTTGTAGGATACTAGTTGCCCCCTGTCCCCTTAGGGGGCAGGGGGTGATTGGTTTGGTTAAATCGCACTGGGGTAAGCATTATCGTTCGTTTAAGCGTGGCGCGAAGCATGTTCGGAATACTGCGTCCGAGATTAGGGATTTTGTTGGTGGGCTTGATTTTAGTCCTTTGCCGGATACGTTGTCTGAGGAACAGGGTAAGGTTAAGGTTAAGTCGGCTAAGGCGAGCGCGCGGGAGCAACGTCGTTCTGATTTGGATAGGGCGCGTGATTTGTTGCAGGTTGAGCGCGATCGGGCTGTGCGTAAGATGTATAAGATGGCCATTAGCGATGACGGCGCGGATATTCGTGGGACGAAGTACGATCCTTTAGGGAAATCGGCTGTTGGAAAGGTGACGTTGAAGAATGCTGCGAGAGAACTTGAGCGCCTTAGCGAGTTTAATAATTCTGATAGTGTTTGGTATTATAGTGACCGCAAAGGTAATCCCATTTCTGCTAAAGACGTTCGTCGTTATCGCGATGCTGTGCGACGCTATAATGAGGACATAGACGCATATGAGCGATCTGTAGCGGGAACTAAGTTGCCTTATATGGGAGATGTTACCGTAGGAGATTGGATTAGGGATTTCCGACCGTCGAAGTCCTATTTGCCCGGAGGTTCACATTATGCGCTTGAGAGAATGAATCCTAATAAGCGTACAGTGAATTTTGAGTCCGCAGAAGCAATGCGCGAGAAAACCAATGTTGTTTTGGACTCTCTCAGTAAGGCAGCTAAGCAAGAAAAGTTGACGGCAGCAAAACAACAGATTGCTGCAATGCTTGATGTTATTGGTGACCCCGAACTGTTTGATATTCTTACAGACATTCCCGATGACGTGTTGTGGTTAATGTGGACTGTAAACGGCGATTTCGCCAACCAACTTTCGCTTATGTACGAAGCGGCGAAAGAAGGATATTTTGATCGAAGGAGAGCCGGCTACGATCTTTGGTATGACGACGTGGAGGAAGCAGATTCTAGCATTAAATCTCTACTTAAAGAAATAAAGCAAGTTAAGATTAAACCGGAGGACGATTTCAGTGGCTCGCCAATCAACAAGCGTAAGTCCCGTAAGGGGCGGCGTTAGGCGTAGCCATAAAAAGGTTCCTTCGTTCTGTGCAGACTTTGAGACAACCACGGTTGAGGATGATTGCCGCGTATGGTCTTGGGGCATCATTCAGGTTGGAAAACTTCAGAATTATGTTGACGGTATTTCTATTGACGGTTTTATGTCTCACATTTCTGAACGTGCGGCACATATTTATTTTCACAATCTTGCTTTTGATGGCACATTCATTCTTGATTGGTTGTTGAAGCATGGATATAAATGGGTTAAGGAAAATCCCGGTGTTAAGGAATTTACTTCCCTAATTTCGCGCATGGGCAAGTACTATTCAATTACGGTTGTTTTCGAAACAGGATATAGGGTTGAATTCAGAGATTCATTCAAGAAATTGCCAATGTCGGTTAGTGCAATCGCTAAAGCATTTAATCTGCATGACCAGAAACTTGAGATTGATTATGAAAAGTATAGACCGATAGGCTACATTCCAACAGAACAAGAAAAGCGATATCAACGAAACGATGTAGCAATCGTTGCTCAAGCACTCGAAGTTCAGTTTGATGAGAAGATGACTAAACTAACGGCGGGTAGCGATTCGCTTGCAACATACAAGAAAATGACGGGAAAACTGTTTATTCGGAGATTCCCAATTCTTTCACCCGAGATTGATACTGAAATACGCAAGGCATATCGTGGTGGATTCACTTATGCAGACCCGCGCTATTCGAAGCGACTGAATGGAAAGGGGAGCGTGTATGACGTCAATTCGCTGTATCCATCGGTGATGCGAACAGCACTACTCCCCTACGGTGACCCCATCTACTCTGAGGGAGCGCCTAGAACTAATCGTCCACTATATATTGCTTCGATCACTTTTACAGCGAAACTAAAACCAAATCACATTCCTTGCATCCAAATTAAAAAGAATCTTTCTTTTAATCCAACACAATACCTAGAAGAAGTAAAAGAACCCACAACTGTTGTAGCAACAAATATTGATATTGAATTATGGAAAAAGCATTATGATTTAAAATTCTATTCGTGGAACGGGACATTCGAGTTTCGCGGTTCACATGGATTTTTCGATAAATACGTTGACCATTTTATGGAAATTAAAAAGAATAGTACTGGCGGGTTAAGACAAATTGCTAAACTACATTTAAACAGTTTATATGGAAAGTTTGCAACCAATCCCGATATTACTGGAAAACACCCTACTTTGAAAGATAATCGCGTATCGCTGGTAATGAATGAACCTGAAATGAGGGACCCTGTTTACACACCAATGGGCGTATTTATTACAGCGTACGCACGAAAGAAAACGATTAGCGCAGCGCAAGATAACTATGACACATTCGCATACGCCGATACGGATTCACTGCACCTAATTGGCCCCACCACTCCCCCGGATTCGCTGTGGGTCGATCCTGTGGAACTGGGGGCCTGGAAGCATGAGAGTTGTTTCACAAAGTCGGTTTACATTCGAGCAAAGCAATATGCGGAGGAAATTGATGGTAAACTTGACGTACACATCGCGGGAATGCCCCGCAACGTCGCCGCTACATTGACTTTAGACGATATGTTGCGTGGCGGCACATGGAATGGTAAACTGATTCCTGTAAGGGTCCCCGGGGGGACAGTCCTCCGGGACACAACATTCACATTGAAGATTGATTAAGGTTGGTAATTATGGCACGCCCTGTTTCTACTCACAGCACTGTTAAGTTCCGTCTCCCTAAGTCCGTTCAGGCGGACCTGACTGAGGCGCATTGGCTTCTGCGCAAGGATGAGTCGGAGATTGTCACTGAGGCCGTTATTGAGTATCTGGCGAAGAATGCTCCCAAGTCTGGTAAGTAATTTCTGACTAATTGCCGGGAAGCAACCTAATGAACTGGGCCCGGCTTAGTTGGGTAGCAGCCCTCAGGATTGCTTTCAGATGATTGGGTATTATGGTAGGCTAGGAACGCAAGTTCCTAGCCTACCGCTTTAGGAGGATATTATGGCATTATCTGATGCTGAAAAGAATGCGCTTAAGGGACTAAACCCCGACGGCTCCCCCATGAACGAGGAACAGCGAAAGGCCAATAAGGCCAAGGTTGACGCCAAGAACGCTGAGTCGATTAAGCAGGACAAGGCCGAGCACGGCGGTCGTTCAATTACTGTGCGCAGGACTGAGGGTGACCCTCAGCAGTCCATGGATGACGCCCAGACACGCAACAAGGCGGCCAAGGACCTCACGCCGCAGCAGCGTGAGGAATCCGGCATGACCGGCAATGATGTCTTTGACCCGGGCGATAGCGACGGGGACAAGAAGGCCGTCTCTCCTGACGACGGGAACATGCTTGAGGGAGCCCCGAAGGACCCGGCAGATGTTGACCATTTCAAGGACACCAAGGCGGCTTGGAAGCATCTCACGGATGTTTTCGGCGATAAGGTTTCCGCGTTGCAGGCTGAACTTGAGAACCGCCTTGGTGAGCAACTAACCCCCACAGATAGGGAGACAGGCAACCCGTTTGCTGGGGACGACGTTCCTGCATCTAAGGAAATGACCTTGGACGATGTGAAACAGGCGGCCGAGAACACTAAGGATGACGCCAAGGCAGTGCTCAAGGGCGTGGGTGACGTTGGTGGCGCGGCCCTTGATCTCGGGGGAGCGGCCGCTAAGGATGCCGGGAATGCTATAGTTGATGGTATGGGGATTGACAGGAAAGCCGCGGCGAGTACTGGAAAGACCCTTGCAGGATTGTCAGGATTGTTTTCTAGTAGCGATTCAGGGAACGATAAGGTTCCTGACTCTAATTGGAAGCCCAAGTCGATTAGCGAACTTTTTAAGGGGAATTGATTATGCCGCAGTTGCGTGACGACACTTCAAATATTGATATTCTTAATGCTATTCGTAGCGATGCACGATATGATTATCAGAACATGGTTCCTGAGGCCACTAAGGCGAATATTCAGGAGACTATTGCGGGAATCATGTCTGACAATATTACTCGCAACGAATTCATGTCATCGCTGGTTAACCGTATCGGCTCCACGATTGTTCGCGACATTTCGTGGAAAAACCCGCTTGCTGTTTTCAAGCAGGGCATGATGAATTTCGGTGACACTATCGAGGAAGTTCACCTTGATTTTATCAAGCCGACGATTTACGAGGAGCAGCGCGACTATCTCGAGCGCGACGTGTTTGGACAGGCTCCGCCGCCTTCTAAGTCTGCGTTCCATACGATTAACCGTAAGGAGAAGTTTAAGATCACGGTTAATCGTGATGTGCTTCGTCGGGCTTTTCTTTCGGATAATGGTCTTTCTGAGATGATTTCTCAGATTATGGCTGTGGCGGCTTCGTCTGACCAGTGGTCTGAGTTCCTTAGCATGACGAAGTTGTTTAAGACTTTCGATGACAAGTTCGGGTTCTATCGGATGCAGATTTCCGACATGAATACGTTTGAGCCGGACAAGAACAAGGTTGATGCGGCGCTCAAGGCGCTTAGGGTTGCTGCGAATAAGATGATGTATCCGACGCCCGCGTTTAACAGCGCCGCTGTACACTCGTTCGCACGCCCCGAGGACCTAGTGCTTATTGCTACGCCGGAGTTCAAGGCGAACGTCGACGTGACCTCCCTGTCCGCCGCGTTTAACCGGAGCGATGCTGAGGCGCCATCTCACATCATCACAGTGCCGGGTGAGGCTCTGGGGATGGTCGATACGTCGGCTATTCTGACCAGCAAGCAGTTCTTCGTGATTAAGGATATTCTCCTTGAGAACCGGAGTATTTCTAACCCCGAGGGCCTTTACGACAATTTCTGGCTGCATCACTGGTCGGTTATGAGTGCTTCGCCGTTCACACCGGCTATCGCGTTCGGTACTAAGCCGAACACGGTTGTGGTGACGCCTAAGCCTGAGACGAATGCTGAGATTAATGCGCTAATCGTGACTAGGCCAGATGGTACACAGTCGACGATTATGCCCCCGGCCGCGGTTCGCCAGGCCAGCATTCAGTGGAAGACGGCGCCCGCTAATAAGGGTTATGCTACTGACTGGTATCTCAAGAATGCCAAGTCTAAGGGAACGAAGATTTCCAACGACGGCGTTCTCACTATCGGACCGGATGAGCCTGAGGCGTTCCTTACTCTCGGCGTGAATGTTGATACTAAGGGGGCAGATGGCAATAAGCCCCTGAATAAGGAGATTAGCATTCAGGTTAAGAAGTAATATCTGAATCAATGTAGAACCGGGCGTCCAATGGGCGCCCGGTTCTGCTATGCTTGGACTTGAAGGAGGACGATATGTCAGAGATTTATGCAATGCCGCCTGAGACGCGCGCGGGCTTGTCGTTTGATTATTCTGTGTGGTCTGCGGGCAGTGTCATCACAATGGTTAATGTGCCTTTCGATAACACATATCGGGATATTGTTGACTGGAAATCGTATGGGCACACACCTTACGCTTATGTTAAGTCTTTTAACAACATGCACAAGGTTGAGATTAATCAGATGACCTACCTTGCGCAGGGCAAGCCGATTCGCATTCCTACACCTTTCACTAAGGCAAATCAATACAATTATGTGATGGTTGAGAACCCGGGGCGCCCCGTTAACAACATTGGTTTTGAAGGGTATACGCCTAGCGTGTTTTTCTACTTCATCACCAGTATTGACTACATTGCCCCTAATACCACGCAGTTGACACTTCAACTTGATGTTTGGACCACCTATTACCAGCGCATCAACTTTGGCCGCAGTTATCTAGAGCGTGGGCATATGGGTATTGCTGCAACCGATTCTTTCGACAACTATGGCAAGAACTGGTTGACCCAACCTGAGGGTCTGGATATGGGGTCTGAGCACCAGATTATTCGGACTTACCGCCGAATGCTTGCGGATGTTAATAACTATGATTACATTGTTATTATCGCTTCAACTACTAAATTAGACGAGATGCAGGGTTATGGCACGACGGATAATCCCCGTGTAGATATGGCCACATCCTCGAGAATTGAAGGATTGCCTAACGGCGTTGAGATTTATGCATGTACCGCAGCAGAATTCAAAAAGGGCATGACAGGATTGCGATACTTTCCCTGGGTTGCTCAAGGGATTGGATCAATCACAATTGCGCCAAAGGATATTGTTGACCTTAATGCCGGAGACAAAATCAAGGTGGGGAAAGATACAGGTCAAGGAACATGGACTTGGCTTGGCGATGATAGTGTGTATATTAACCGCAACTATTCGTTGACTGACGCCAGTTTTAGAAACGAATTTCTTTCACTACTTCCCAAGGAGTATCAGGAACTCAAGAAATTTGTTACCTCCCCATATTGTATTGTTGAGTTGACAACATATTCTGGTAACCCCGTCGAATTTCGCCCTGAGTCTATTCGCACCGCAGGTATCAACATTAACCAGTATGCTCACGTCGCTCCGCCTAACCCATCTTTGTTTTTCACCATTCGCGACTATAACACAATCACAGAATCTGTGATTGTTGAACGTCGTGCCGGTAAGGTGACTAACGAGTATGGTGAGGGCTGGGATATGTGCACGGGCTATACGTCATTGCCTACATTCTCGGCTGTTAATAATTCTTCGCTTAACGCACTTGCTTCGTCGGCACATACTGCCGCCGCACAAGTAAATAATGCGAAGTGGCAGCAACAGCGGGCGCAGCGTGCTGCGACGGCGGCGCGGGATGTGGCTAATGCTGGTATTGCCGCTACTCAGGCTGGGGCTGAGAATTCTATGTGGGGTAATTCTGCTATGGCCGATTCTCAGTCGCGTTATAATAATATGAGGGCTACTGTTCAGGCTACTCAGGGCGCTATGACTGCGCTTGGTGGCGTTATGGGACTGAATGGTTCTGCGGCTGGTGCTGGTATTGGTCAGGCGGCTACGGCTGGTGTTTCTGCGATGATTAATAATTCCCAGGCACAGTCGACAGCGAATATTCAGAATCAGTTGGCCAGCGGTGCTTCACAGATTTCCCAGCAACAGCAGAGAACCGTGCGTGATACTAACTACGAACTGGCACAGTTCGCCGCTAACGGGGACTATGAAGCCGCTATTGCTTCGATTAATGGCCAGCGTCAGGACATGCAGGTTATCCCCCCGTCGGTGGTTGGGCAGACGTCGGGCTATGTGTCCGCGATGGTCTCCAATGGCCTTGTGATTGATGCTAGAATTAGAAGTGTTTCACCGGCCGCTATGCGTAGCATTGGTGATTTCTGGCTTAGGTATGGGTATTTGATGAATACTTGGATTAAGTTCCCGAAGACCCTTAGCCTTATGACTGAGTTTACGTATTGGAAGATGGCTGAGTGTTATTTGGTTGACACGACTATTCCTGAGGGATTCAAGGCCAGTGTGCGTGGAATCTTTGAAAAGGGTGTTACAGTTTGGCGTTCTCCTCAGCGCATTGGTAACACAAATGTTCGCAACAATCGGATTGACAAGACTGTTAGGGTGAGTCTTAGTGAGTAAAAAGGATTATGTGCTTAACGGCATCTACAAGAAAATTATGGCATCCCCACCGTCTTCGTCCGAAGCACGACAGGCGCAACTTGAGCACATGTACCGACGTCAATTAATGGGCAAGTGCCTTTCTCGGTTTACTTGGGAGGGACTGCCTAATGGGATTGACCCTCGTTTTATTGAAGCAACTATTTTCAATAACGGGTACTCTGTGTTTTATTTCGACAGTTTCTTTGAGTTGTTTATGGCAATGCCCGCTACAATCTCGGGGCCGCTGGACATTCAGGATAACCCCACGGGGTATCGCGTCACCCGCAATGGTGTCTATTCTCGTGAGGTGAGCGCTTCGGATTCGGTGTGTATTTGGGGTAATCAAGTTCGGGAGCCGGAAATTGATGTAGTACTTTCGTATGCTGCACGGCTTGCTCAGATTGACAGGACAATTGAAATTGATCTGCTGAATGAGCGTAACCCGATGATCGTTGCTTGCTCGCAGGACCAGCGTCTCACTATCCAGAATCTTATCTCTAAGATTTACGATGGCGAACCCGTTGTGTGGGGTACCGAGAATATGAGTATGGATAATCTCGCCAACACAATTGGCGTGTTTCCGCTTAATCAGAATGCTGGTGCCGGTGCCGTTTCCTCTATTAAGCACATGGAATCCAAATCTAAGATTTGGGGCGAAGCACTCACAATGCTCGGGATTATGAATGTCAATTCTGAAAAGCGTGAGCGCATGGTGGTTGAGGAAGCGGCCGCCAATTCAGGTCAGGTGCTTGCATCTCGTGAGTCGTTCATGAAGCCTCGGGAACTTGCATGTGAACAGATTAATGAGAAATTCGGACTGAATGTCTCGTGCTACTGGGCGGTTGACGACAATGCTGCACCCAACCTTAATGACTATCTTGCTAATTCCAATTTGACAACCTATGGGGGTGACGATGGCGGTAACAACGATAATGCTTCGTGACGTTGTGCGGATTACTGATGACCATATTGGCCTTGATGATTATCCGATCTTCGACGAAGCATACAGGAAAACACTGAATGATCGGATTAAGAAGACCTATTGGCTTCAGGAGATTGCGCACGAGACAATTGATATTTTTATTTGGCGGTTAAGCCTTAAGATGGAACTGATTATGCCCCGGTATAATCGAATGTATCTGGCTGAACTGCAAAACACGGACCCGCTCGAAGGCAACCGTCATTACAGCGAGACCAGTCAGGACGGCAAGTCCCAGAACTCCGGGATCAACCACCAGACTGGCAGTGGCAGTGGCACCAACAAGTCCAAGGGGCGCACCGTGGGCTCGGACACTCCCCAGACACGGCTTGCGGGCGATGGGGACTATGCTACGAGTATCAGTGACGCGAGCACTGCGGGCGATACTACGTCGCGTAACGAGTCGGATAGCACGTCGTCTTCAAATAGCAACTACGTCAATAACCAGCACTCTAATTCGTGGGGCTACTCAGGCTCTAAGGCTAGGGCGATTGCTGATTATCGCGGAACACTGCTTAATGTTGATGATCTAGTTATTGCAGAACTCGGCGAACTATTCCTAGGGCTGTGGGATACTGACATGCCACACACCCCTGGGGGACTAATCAATGGATACAGTTACGGTCTAGGACTTGGAGGATATTATGGCTACTGGTGACGACATTATCGGGTCAATTGACCAGGCTTTGTGGCGTGTTCAGTCTCGGTCGGTGAACAACATTACTCCGTTTACCTATCGCGATGGGCTCACCTATATCGATGTTCTTGAACGAATTCGCAGTAGCGTCATCGATGTTATCGCGTTCACGAATTCGTTCGGGGAGGAGCAGGACAAGATTATCGCCAAACTGAATGAGACGGTCACCAATTTCATTACTGAGGTTGAGAAGACTCATTCAGGTTGGAACAAGGAACTAGATGCAAAGAAAACTGCGCTCGAGTCTCTGATTGAGGACTTCAAGCAGCGCCTTATTGACGCTGAATTCCGTGAGGTTGACGGCAACTACATTGAGGCGCCACTTAAGTCGCCTGCGGGTAAGCGGGTTACGCTGACGACTAAGGCGTGGGGTGATGCACTTAAATCCCAGAACACACAGTTTCAGGCAGACATTCAGGGAAAGTTGGATCAGCAGCGCAGGGACTTCGACAACCGATTTCCTGCCTACTACACGAAGACCGAGGCTAATGACATCTTCCTCGAGGACCCTAAACTCACTGAGGGAGTAGTTATTGGTTCGTCCAATGCGACGATTGAAGCAAGTCGCTGGACCGAGTCTCTTTGTCGTGAGTTGGGGCTGAATCCGAATGTGTATGCGATTGGTGGCGGCGGTTTTACCTCAACGTCTGACAACAACTTTCTGACTCAGTTGGATAATGCTAAGCAGGGAATGTCTGAGGATAAGCGTCGCAGAACTAAATACTTGTTTGTGATCGACTTGCTGAATGATATTCGGGCACAGAATTCCGTGAGCGATAAGGCGTCAACATTTTTCAGGCTTGCGCGCCAGTACTTCCCTAACGCGGACATTCGAGTGCTTCCGGTTATCTTTAACGAGTCCTCGCTGAATGAGTATGTGCAGATGGTGCGCTCATGTGTTTCCCGGACATTCGAGGTTGTTAATGCGGGCAAGCCCTACGGCGCCGTCGTCTGCGAGGGTTCTCGTGGTTGGGTGCACTGGGGAGACGAGCAAGCCAAGTCGTGGGACCAAGGACCTGACAACGTGCACATGACTGCCGCTGGGTACACGCATGTCAAGGAGCTCTTTCAGGTGTGGCTCAAGGGTGGCTCGAGTTGGTTTAATCCTCCGGCAATGGCCCTGCATACACTGTCTGATGGGACCGTAGCGAAGGACTATAACTATCTCACGTGCGAGCGCGATAGGGATTGGGTTTATATTCAGGGAACATTCAAGGTTGGCGCAAATAATGTGGGATACGATGGTCGACTAATGAGCATCCCCGGATGGGCTCGCCCCTACGATGGTGTTATGTCTCCCATTATTGGAAATGACAGAACATACAAATATCTATATGTCGCTAAGACTGGGGGAATTTACGCAGGAGATATTCTCTCCGCTAACCAGACCTACCAGGTAAACATGACCTACAAGATTTGGTGAGTAGACAGGACTAGCCTGCCCCGATAGAATTGGGGCAGGCTATTTCTGTTGGAGGAAACTATGGCATGGGACGCAACAGCCAAAAAGGTTGCGATTAAGGCTATTGGTCAGGTTGAGTCGTCCATGGACTATTCGGCGATCAATTACAATGATCCGATTACCGTCGGAATTGCGCAATGGTATGGTACTCGCGCCGCCGCAATTCTGAACCGCATGCGCGGCGCTCACGCGACCGAGTACGGGCGAGTGGACGCGGGGTTCAGGTCTCGGCTCGAGTCTGTGCCTGAGTCCGATTCGTCCTGGAATACCTACTATCTCTCGCGCGCTGTGGGGGACAGCCTTAAGCCACTGCTTAACGCTGGCAAGGATATTCAGGGCGACCAGATTGTCAAGGACCTTGAAAACTATTTCAGTGTTGCTAAACAGTATGGGATCAACCCTGAGACTGATACTGACGCATTTATTCTCTGGTGCGTTGCTTATCACCAAGGTCCTCGGTATGCCCTTCAAGCGGCCAGTAACTACTCTGGTGGTGGTCTTGAGGAAATGTATTCCGACATTATGTCTAACGGAGTACTCGGCCGCTACTCCAACCGTTACACTCAGGCCAAGAACATTATCGCCGGAAAAGACACTAGCGGCGTTGGTGAGGGCGGCATTTCCGGAAACACTCCCGGCAATGGTGGAAGTGTTGGCAACAACACTCAGACTGTTAATGTTTCTGGCGGGAAACTGATTATTAGTGCTGACGACAGTGGCATTCTTACGCTTCGTTCAAAGTTCGGCAACTATCAGATGTACTCCCGGGGACATAATCTATGGGAAGTAAATCTCAAAGACATTCAACAGACAATCGTCGGTCAAAACCCCGCCGCCAACGCTGGCGGGGGCGGCGGAGGCGGCGGAGCCCCTACACCCGGCGGTTCGGGAAAGGGCGCGGCTGCGCTCGCATGGGTAATGGCGCGCTTGGGCAAATTTGCTTATTGTCAATGTCCTGGCAGGCAAGATCCTGACAATTCTGGTATCACGGATTGTAGTGGTTTAATGTATGCAGCCTATAAAGCAACTTCTAATACATTTGTTGGCACTTGGACGGGCGATCAGTACTTCCGCGGGGCTGAACCGTTCCCGCGCCGTGGTGGGGCTATGACGGCCGCGGAGCGGGCCCAGTTGCGGCCAGGGGATATGATTGTCATGGCATGGAAGTCTACCGGCAGTTATTACCCTGAAACAGATCACGTTGAAATGGTGGTAGACTCAAACACCCTAGTTGGCCACGGCGGCAACCCGCATTATGGCCCAGTAACTAAATCTATTGATGTACTCGCCGGCACTCGCTGGTGGACGGTAAGGCGTCACGAATGAAAAAGAAATTTTCCTATTATAGTTTCTCTAATGTGCTCTCGTATGCGGGAGTGTTTAACATGGTTATGGGCGCCCGCGGTCTTGGTAAGACTTACGGCGCCAAGAAAATTGTTATCAAGAATGCAATCAACAAGGGACAGCAATTCATTTATCTTCGGCGCTATAAGACTGAGCTCAAGGGGCGTAACAGTTTCTTTGCAGATATTCAGCACGAATTTCCCGATGAGGAATTCCGCGTAGAAGGACAGTATGCACAGCGCAAGGTTGGAAAGAAATGGGAAACCATTGGCTATTTCATTCCCCTTTCCACTGCGCAAGCAAACAAGTCAATTGCGTACCCAAATGTCTACACCATTATCTTCGATGAATTCATTATTGATAAAGGTTCGCTGAGGTATCTCCCTGATGAAGCCAAAGTCTTCATGGATTTCTACTCCACGGTAGACCGATATCAAGACAGGGTGCGCTGTCTCATGCTTTCCAATGCGGTAAGCATTATGAATCCATATTTCATTAGATTTCACATTGAGCCCAAAGAAGGAATTAGCCGTCACGCTGACGGATTCATCGTCACCGATTTCGTCAACAGCGAGCAATTCCAATCCGAAGTAGCGCACACTCGCTTCGGATCATTCATCACAAATTACGCTGAGGACTATGCCGACTACTCCATTTCAAACAAATTCGCAGACAACTATGACGACTTTGTCATGAAAAAGACCGGAAAAGCCAAATACGCATTCTCTCTCCGCTGTCCCGACGGAGAGGTCTCTGTCTGGATCGACGGCGGCACATGGTTCGCCCAGCGCCGCCAGCCCCGCGGGGATAGGGTAAGATGGGCCTATAAGGTCTCGGACCTGAGGGAGGGGGAGCGGCTACTCATGTACGGTGACAAGGTGCTCAGCATTATGCGTAGCACTTACCGCAAAGGACGCCTATTCTCCGACTCGCCCGAAACCCGAAACATGTTCGCCGAAATCTTTGTCCGATGATACACATTAACCCCACAACAATTGACGTCGCCCTAATTCTCGGCGTCATTTCACTAATCACAATCGCCGGGCGTTTCATCTATCGTGTCACAATCTTTATGGATCACTTATCCACAATGTTGAATGCATGGGATGGAAAAGATGGAGCGCCCAGCGTGCTAGACCGGCTTGAGGATATAGAAGAAAAACTAAAAGACGTTCAATATCACGTCAAGCCAAATCACGGCGGCTCAAGCGTAGACGCGCAAAACCGTCAACTAAAAGAAATCATTTCCTATCTCAAGGAGAAAAACAATGGGTGAGCACGAGTCCCCCAAGCCCCCCTTCATTCCCGACGCATACCGTATGTGGATTTACACCGTATGCGTTGGCGTTCTTGTCTGCCTTGGTGTCTGGGGAATTCTTGACGGCGACAAGATTAGTGCACTGAATTTCCTTTTCGCCGCATTCTTCGGCGTCGCAGCATCTAACACGCCGCGAGGAAAGGCGTCCTAATGGTCACCCGCGCAAGCATTATCTCCGCCGCCCAGGAGGAAATCGGCTACAGCCGATGGGCCGACGACGAAGCAGGCACCAAGTACGGACGCTGGTACGCACAGGTAACCGGCTCCCCAAGTTTCGGTGCCAGCGGTGTTCCCTATTGCGATATGTTCGTGTCCTACATTCTCTCCAAGGTCGGCATTAACTGGGTTAGCGCCTACGTCCCCGGCCGCGAGAATCAGGCCCGCGAGCGCGGCGTCCTCATTAACAAATGGGACGTGCGCCCCGGTGATCTGGTCACCTTCGATTGGCAGGGAGACGGAGAGTCCGACCATATCGGAATCGCTACCAGCGCGCCCTACGGGACCAAGATTGACACTATTGAAGGAAACACTTCGTGGGGTTATTCCGGATCACAGGGTAATGGTGGTGTCGTCACCAATAAGCAGCGCGATATGGATGACGTTGTTTGGGGCATTCGCGTAGTCGACGACAATTCCGCCATTTCCAGTGGCGGCGATATCCGAGACATTCAGCGAATTCTCGGAGCCGTACAGGACAATATCCTTGGGGTCGACACTGAGAAGCGAATGTGCGCCGTCATCAAGGCCAGCAACTGGGGTGGCCGCGAATTCCCCTGGGGCGTCGCCTACACACAGTCCGTCGTCGGCACAGAGCCCGACGGCGTATGGGGCGACGCCAGCGAAGCCGCACATGACCGCGTCATCGAATCCCTGCAGGCCGCACTCGGCGTCACCGTCGACGGCATATGGGGTCCCGAGACCTGGGCCGCCTGGGAGCGACTAGCCCGCACCGCAGAACGCCCATAATAAACAGTTAACCCCCGGAAGGAACCAACCACTTCCGGGGTTAACTATGTCCTCACATATCAAGTACTGTTAAATCAACACCAATCGACTCAAGGCAGTCATAATAGAATTTGCGGCATTTCTCTGCACCGTTGTGTCCGAACCGCTTAATCGTATTTTGTCCTGTCAATTTGTCTGAAAACACTACGCGATTATCGGGCCAGCCATATACATCAAGGCGATAATCATCACCATCAATCAGAATGCGATCACACCTAACCGCGATATTGTAGCCAGGAAGTTGGTCGACTAGATTAAGTTTCTTGGCGAATTCTCTGAAGTGATACATTAGAGCACTCCCATGCTTTCCAGTCCCATTTCCATTAGTGCTTCGTTTCTTTCACTTAGTGAATCGTAGTGAATAATAGTGCCACTCTCGGTCTCAAACGGGCACCACACTTCCATTGTGTAATCATTAATCAAGCGAAATGCTGTGTAACCACAATAAAGAATGTTGCTACCACCCTGCGTGTAACACTCTCTCATCCCATAACAACGCAACTTTCTTTTAATCGTCTGCGTCAACATCGTCTTCCAACTCCACCGACCACTTCACCATCGCCGCAGCAATCTCCGACGACTCCCCAGCATCAGTTCCCTTCACATACCAACGAGAATCACCCGTGCGCTCAAGAATTGTCTGACTCATTTGAATTCCTGTCTGTCATATTAATGAAATTGAAGATTGATGAAATTGCAACATCAAAATTTTCGGTGCTTGTCACCAGTGAAAAGCGTTGCGCCTTATAGATCACAACCCATGCAGTAAACGGTGAGATAATTCGAGCATTAAATAGCAGATTGTCCGTCTTAACTAAAACATTGTTGCCCACACAAGCGTATTCGACAATTTCTTGCAGAAAAATCTTCATTGATTCATCTATAGATGCCATTTTCTATTCCCGTCTTACTCAAAATTATATTATAAATCGAAATTATGTGGTATTCCTTCGATCCGTTCTTCCAATAATGAATATGCTTAGTGTCAGAATAATAAGCAATATGATAGCCCTTCATTAGGGAATTAGTAATAAAATTAGAAACTTTCCAATAAGTGAGGGCAACAAAATCGTCTCCGTCACCGTGATGTGATCTGCGTTTCATTTGTCAATTCATTCAAATAATTCTTGATTCTACTCGCAATAAGGAAATTGTGCAACATCTTAAATTCTTCCTCAGTAAGTTCAATGCCCACATGTCCTTCACCTTTAAGAATCCATTTCATGATGAAAACCTAACCTGAAACAGTGCCGCGTCAATTGCTGTAGACAGATCACTAAATGACCTGATATGTCCATGCGCCCCACAGTTCATAGTATGCCGCGCAGACATTAATATATACATCATCCGAGTAATACCAGCGATTCCTTACAATCTTAATTGGTTTATTCGTCATCTGTAAAATCCCTTTCAATCAATGTGTTCCACTCAGAATCACTCAACACAATCTATCACTCACAGCCGATCGCCAAACCAGGCTAACATCTCCCATTGAGAGCCAAACCAAAACGAATCACCATCCGTATCGCGCACCTCCCATTTCCGCGAACCACGACGAAGAACATAAATCTCATCACCACCATAAGACACGAAGCCCCTTTGACCCGCCGCCCAAGTCTGAACGCTGTACCCTGCCTCCTCGTAGAACTTACTCGCCCCTGCTCCAAGTAGTGTCTTGATCGCTTCCATCTCAGTTCCTTCCATTCCTGACGAGATGTTCTCGCCCCGTTCATGTATTAATAATGCACCACAGTTCTTCGCGAGTCAAGTTATCCGCACGTGAACTAGACCACACAAACAAAT